TAAGATAGGAGAAGATGATGAGCACGATTAAAGAGATTATTTTTACAACACTACATGTAGTTGCACTGGGTACTGCAATAGCGGTAGGTATTCAAACGCTAGATTATTTAGAGGTAGCTATGGTATCGGAAGATGCACGAACACGTTATTACAACGACTTGAAGTTGGTATGTTCACAATACAAAGCATCAGAGGTTAACCGATAATGGACATAATAACTCTGGACTTTGAAACCTATTACGATAAACAGTTTTCTCTATCTAAGATGACAACGGAAGAGTACATACGCAGTCCCGAGTTTCAAGTAATTGGGGTAGGTATAAAAGTAAATGACGACGAAACTGCTTGGTTAAGTGGAGGGTTCAATGCGCTCAAAACCTATATGCAAGATAACTACGATTGGGAGAACTCTGCGGTTCTGGCTCACAATACTATGTTCGACGGTGCTATTCTCTCTTGGCTTTTTGATATACATCCTAAGCTATGGCTTGATACTTTGTGTATGGCTAGGGCTTTACACGGGGTCGAAGTGTCGGGGTCACTTAAACGAGTTGCTGAAATGTACGCGATTGGGGAGAAAGGTGATGAGGTACTTAACGCGTTAGGTAAGAAGCTCGAAGACTTCAGTGAAGAAGAACTATCTAGATACGGTGACTACTGCATAAACGATGTAGAGCTTACCCACAAGTTGTTCAATATATTTATGGGTAAAGGGTTCCCGAAGAAAGAACTTAAAGTTATAGACATGACCTTAAGGATGTTTGTAGACCCCACACTAGAACTAAACTTAGATAAGTTAGAGGAACATCTTGACCTACTACAACAGGAGAAGGATGCCCTCCTTCAAGAGTGTGGTATCGAAAAAGAAGAACTAATGTCTAACAATAAGTTTGCCGAAGCGCTACGCAAGTTGGGGGTAGAACCCCCTATGAAAACCAGCCTACGTACGGGCAAAGAAGCCTACGCTTTCGCCAAAAGCGATGAGGCGTTCAAAGCCCTACAAGAACACGAAGACCCTAAAGTACAGGCATTAGTTGCCGCACGTATAGGTCTAAAGAGTACACTTGAAGAAACACGTACTGAAAGGTTTATAGGTATCGGAACTAGAGGTGCATTACCTGTACCCATTAGGTATTACGCGGCTCACACTGGTAGGTGGGGTGGCTCCGATAAGGTTAACCTACAAAACCTACCATCCCGGGGGGATAACGCAAAGGTACTAAAATCCTGCATTACTGCACCTGAAGGATATACCTTAGTGGAGTCCGACTCAGCACAGATCGAAGCCCGAGTATTAGCGTGGCTTGCCGAAGAGCGGGTACTGGTATCAGCTTTTGAGCGTGGCGAAGATGTATACAAAAAGATGGCGGCTGCCATCTATGGTAAGAAGGAGGAACTTGTTTCTCCAGAAGAAAGGTTCATCGGTAAAACCACAATACTCGGTGCTGGCTACGGTATGGGTGCAGTAAGGTTCCGTGAGCAGTTGAGGACATTCGGGGTCGATGTAAGTGAAGAAGAGTGCAAAAGAATTATAAGAGTGTACAGAGAAACAAATGGTTCTATCACTGCATTGTGGAGACAGGCGCAAAGTGCATTATCTAATATGTACCAAGGCGAGAATACGGTAATAGGTAAAAAGGGTGTGTTGGGCGTAGTACACCAAGAAAACGCAATACGATTACCATCCGGCTTACTAATGCGGTATGAAGACCTTCAAGCTAAAGAGGGCGAGAAAGGATTACAGTTTTCTTACAAGACCCGTCGAGGTCGAGTCAACATCTATGGTGGTAAGGTTACCGAGAATGTTTGCCAAGGTATCGCTAGATGCGTTATGGCAGAACAAATGCTACGTATTTCAAAGAGATATAGAGTCCTACTGACAGTACACGATTCTGTGATATGCTGTGTAAGGGACTCAGAAGTAGACGAAGCCTCCGCTTACGTCGCTGAGTGCATGCGTTACGTACCAGAATGGGCAGAAGGACTCCCCGTTCGTGGAGACGTGGAAGTAGGTAAAGACTATGGGAACTGTAAAGCATGGGAATCGACACAAAGCCAGCTTGGTCATTCAGTAGTATAAAAACGTTTGACCAATGTCCAAAGAAATACTACCACTTAAAAGTTGCAAAGGACTACAAAGAAGATTTTAACACTGACGCTATTCTATATGGTAACGAGTTTCACACTGCCGCCGAGTTATATATAAGAGGTGATGTGGAGGAGTTAGACCCTAGGTTTGACTACGCTAAAAGCGCGTTAGATAAACTTAAGGGTATGAAAGGCGAGAAGTTGTGCGAACACAAGATGGGGCTTACTTCTAATCTCGATCCTTGCAATTTTTTCGATGGCAACGTGTGGTTCAGAGGTGTTGTTGATTTAGCTATACTAGATAGGGAAACGGGTGTAGCTAAAGTCATAGACTATAAAACTGGTAAGTCTGCTAAGTACGCAGACAAAGGGCAGTTAGAGTTGATGGCATTGGCTATATTTAAACACTTCCCAGAGATACATACAGTCAGGGGTGGGTTGTTGTTTGTAGTATGTAACGCGTTCATAAAAGAGACATACGAGATAAAACAAGAGTCCGAACTTTGGCGTAAATGGTTGACCGAATACGGTAAAATAGAGAAAGCATACGAAAATGATGTATGGAATCCACGTCCTACTGGGTTATGTAGGGCGCATTGCATAATCTTAGAGTGCCCTCACAATGGTAGGCGATAATAAACCGAAGCGTAAAAAGTGTAGGGAATGTAAAAACTTGTTCCCTTTAGCTAACTTCCCAGAAGATAGGGTTATATGCAATATATGTACGCAAGCTAAACGTAAGATAGCAACGTCAAAAGGTTACATCCCCTATATAAAAAGGGTGTACGCTCAAATGAAGTATACGCATACAAATAGGAAGGGTAACAAAGGGCACACAAAAGCGGAGTTTAATATAACCGTAGAAGATTTGGTTAAAGTGTGGGAGAGACAGGAAGGTAGATGTGCACTGTCTGGTATAGTACTTACTCATCATGTTGATGGGAGTGGTAAAAAAGACTTTAACGCTAGTATAGATAGGATAATCCCGCACGATCCGTACAATCAAAACAACGTGCAGTTGGTAGCGTATAGAGTAAACATTATGAAACACGAGCTTACAGAAGATTTGTTTTATTGGTGGATACGAACTATCCACGATAATATGAAACTTAGAGTGGAGAACAACGATGCCTTACAAGAACAAAGCTGATAGACCTAAACAAAAAAACAAACCCGTAGGGAGTAGAGAATTTGAAGCCCGTATGGAACGCCAGCGTGCTAGACGCGCAGTAGATAAGAAGGGTGTAGACAAGAACAAGAACGGCAAGGCTGACAAACGCGAAGGTAAAGACATCAGCCACAAGAAAGCCTTGAGTAAAGGTGGAAGTAACAAAGACGGATACACAATAGAAAGTAGTAGTAAGAATCGCGCAAGAAACTATAAGAAAAGAAAAACTACTAAAAAGTAGTGTAGAGAGAGAATGATGATATATGAAACGGAAGCTGATCGTGCAAACGAATCAGGGGTTTTCGGCACTATAACTAAAAAGTATAAGTGTACGGTAGAAAGGTGTGAGCAATTGTCTTACGCGGATGGGTATTTACTATATGGAGACGGTTCCCGTGGGGCACTTGTCGAGGTAAAGAAACGTAATAATCCCCACAACCGGTACCCCACTTACATGTTAAGTGCTAACAAGCACCGTAATCTTATCGACATATCTACCACGCAAAACATACCGGCACTACTGTTTGTAGGGTTTACCGACGGTGTTTATGCGACAAAACTAAAACCCGAATACCCCACTGGAAAAGGTGGCAGGTATGACAGGAATAACCCGTACGATGTAGAGACTTGTGTCTACATCCCTTTAGAAGAGTTTAAACAGATATGAGAGTAGTAGATAACAGAGGTTTACTTCTGAGGGTACGTGACCCTAACAAAATCACAACCGCTATACCCAACAGTAAGAATCTAGGCGATAACAACGTCCTTGTTAAGTGGGGTGTAGATGAGTCCCGAGTACTGCGGAATTTAAATGTACGCGACGTACCATCACCAATATTGGGTAAGTATGACTGGGCTGGTAAATACGAGCCGTTCGACCATCAGAAAACAACCGCGTCCTTCTTAACGATGAACCGTAGAGCGTTCTGCTTTAATGAGCAGGGCACTGGTAAAACAGGTTCAGCTATCTGGGCATCTGACTTTTTAATGAAAGAGAAGTTAATACGCAGAGTACTTGTTATATGTCCACTATCTATTATGGATTCGGCATGGCGTAACGACTTATTTAACTTCGCTATGCACCGCTCAGTAGACATAGCCTATGGTGCCCGTAAGAAACGAGCCGAAATAATTAGTGGCGATGCTGAATATGTAATCATTAACTATGATGGTGTTGAGATAGTACGGGAAGAAATAATAAATGGCGGGTTCGATTTAATAATTGTCGATGAAGCTAACCATTATAAGAACGCGCAATCCAAACGTTGGAAAACTTTAAACGCTATCCTAACTCCTGATACGTGGTTATGGAT